TATTTTGTTAATTACATTTGTTCTCGTTGTTTCATCTAAGTCTGTGCTGAGTCTTGGCACAATTCTGCTAATTCTAGCACCACTGGCAACAACATCATTAATAACAATACTGCCTTTTCCTGTGTTGTCTATACCGGTTGGCTTACCTGCACTATCATCATCTCCAAGACCGTCTTTGTAAAGTCTATCAACCTTTACCCATTGCCTTTTTGCATCTAATACTGTGGCTCGTACAGTTGCACCAGTACCCCCGCCACCTGTTATTGAAATATTTGTGCTTTGATCATATCCACTACCACTGTCAGTAATTGCAACAGATGTAACTTCACCATTTGCAAAAGTGGCTATTGCTGTAGCTCCTGTACCTTTGCCAGTAATAGTTACGGTAGGAGTACTAGTATATCCACTACCCCCTTCTGTCACAGTTGCTTGACTTATGTATCCAGTTTTGTATGGTGCATTAATAAACTCTACTAATCCGTTTATGTCAGCTTTTCTTAGAACACTTGTCGTTGTTTGCCCCATGCGTTGTATGTTACTGTTGAGTGTAATATAACCGCTACAACTCCCACTGCCTTTGGTAATTTGATTCCATCTATAAACATTATTGGAAGATCCATCAGAATTAAAGAAAGTTATATTTTCTCTTGTGTTGTTAAAGTCTTTGTGTGAATCATATGTAACTCCACTATAACCTTGCCTATTGTAATAAAAATTAAATATTTCAGGATCTGCTAATCTAGGTTTAATATACTTGTCGTAAATTTGTGTTCCATTCAATGGTGTAGGTAAACTTACAACACTTCTCTTTGTACAACCGTTTTCATAAAGATAAACATCATCACTATACTGTGTTGCATCACTGTAAGTTGCTGTAGGATCATATATGTCTCTAAATCTACTGTGTCCACTGTGTACTCTGTTTACACTTTTAATTTTTCTAATATTTTCACTTGCTGTAAGAGGAGCAATAGCATAGTCATCAGCAGTAACCATTCTATCCTGTGTAGTAAAGAATCTAGGAGCGTTTGCTTTAATACTAGCAATACTTTCTCTTTCACTTGCATTGCTTACAACACTTTTTAAACTTGCACTAAAACGTGCAGTGTGTGTATTACCGTTTTTACTGATGTAATCAATGTTAAATGTTGTTTTATTAAATCCGTCAGGAGTTAAACTGTATGTTCTATTGAGTCCAGTTCTATACCAAACTCTAATAATACCTCTTGGAATATTACCAAATCTACCATCACTAAAAACAATACTAATTTGATCATCTTCTCTACTGCTGATGCTGTAGATATCTCTTATTTTATTTTGTCTTGCATTAAACAAAGTGTTGGCGCCAAATAGTCTATCAACTCTAGTCCAGCTTTTTTGTATTTGTCCAACTTCGTCGATGGTCTGTACCCAAACTTCGCCATTGGCAACATTATCAGCATTGATATCAATTGCCATGTTTGGTAATCCGTTATCAATTTGAAAGTCTTGAAAGTTTAGTGTACCTTGCTTGAATCCAATAAAAAATCCAGTATTAGGAGATCCAAAGCCACTATTATCATTTTTATATAGTAGGTCAACCACAGCATAAGGATCTGGTCGCTTTTCAATCACTGTGTTTGTTGTACTGTCTATGTTTGAACTATGAAAACTAAATGTAGCATTGTTATTGCTTATTTTATTTGCAAATTCTCTGTTCGTTGTGTTGTTTGTGCTATTAGTTCTATAAATGTCATGTGTAATACCTCCAATGGTTGCTGTGCTAAAAGGAGATCCAAACTGACTGCTAGGCTGAAAAATACTATTCATAATAGCTATAAAGTTTTGATAACTTGCAGGATTTGTTACATCTTCAAACTGTGTTACCACATTTGCTAAACTGTTTCCTGTAGCGTCAAATACTTGCTCGTCTGTCTGTACGCTATCAATTTTGAGATAACCACTTGCTAAAACATTCCTAGTAGGAGTATAACCTAAAAACTCTGCAATACGCAAGGCGCTATCTCTACGTTCTGCTGTGCTTAGATAGTTTTCTCTTTGTCCTAAGTCTGCTCTAAATGCTAGGTTGTGTCCTAGAAATGCAATCAACTCAATTAGTGCTACAAATTCACTGCTATTAATATAGTCATTAAAGTTTTCTGGATAGTTTGTACTGATATAATCAACCATCGCTGAGCGTATGGTATCAAAATCGTATGCTTTGAGATTTGCTTGTGCAAAACTTTCGTATGCAACTGTAAAATCTTCTGCCGCAAATAAACTACTCTGACGTGCGCCTTGTGCCATTATTCCTCACCTGTAAATCTAAGAAACAGTTCTTCAGCTGTCCCTGTATCAATATATTCTAGTCTAACCTTCACTTCTAAGCTGTGTTCTGTTGGTTTGCTCAGTAATGTCTCCAGTACATTCCAACGTGGATCGTTGTTTACAATAGTGCTTACATCATCCAATGCTTGTCTTTCAGTCAAAGCATCAAGTGGTTCAAATACCAAATCAGGAAGAATACTTCCAAAAGTAGGATTTCCTACTCTCTCCCCACGTCTTGTGTAAAAGTGATTCAATAAATCACGTTTTGCCAGCTCTGAATCAGTAAGAGTTTTGCTACCACTAATGCTGTCTATTGTGCTATATCCAATATAGGTTACCATACTATTATTTATGGTAAAATTAAATACTAAGTTTATATCTTAATAACAGTTTTAACAATATCTCCAGTATTCATACTTTTGCTTATTGTGAGTGAATTCCCATCAAGTGTAAAGTCATAAAAGTGTTGTTGTATAGCATCATTTATAGTAACTTTAAGTTTTTCTATAGGATCCATACTTACTGCACGTTCCAAACTAAATGTACTGTTTCCACTAAATGTAAAAGTTTGTGTAATTAGTGTATCATTGTACATTTTAGCAATTTGTCTTTGTAAACTTTCAGGAGTTCTAGGTAGAAAATTACCAGTTTCAGCATAATAACTAAATCTTGCTCTTCTCAACTGGTCTGTGCTAAGTGTTCCTTTTTCGTTTAGATCCCGCATGGTAAACACACCTTGTTCACGTTGCCAAGTTCTAGTTTTAGGCTTTCCATAATCTGCAAGTCTTATAATTGTAGCAATTTTTTGGCATTGTTGTTTGTTGGTACTACTATTAATTAAAATATTTGCAATTCTTTCGTAGTCACCATTGAGTATGCTAGGCAATAATTTGTATTCTGTATCTCCAATTTTACTTGTCAATAATTTACCTGTTGCCCAATGATGAAGTATCATGCCGTCGTATGCACTACGTGATATACTGGTTACTCCATTAGCTATTAGTTGTTTTTTAGCAAGTTGTTCTTGATTGTTATAGTTTTCTTCCCATATATCATATGCTTCTTGTTCAGTCATTCCAAAATTAAATAAACCTTCACCGTATGCAGTGCCATCCAATCCACTGTAATCGCTGAAAAAATTCAAAGCAACAAGCCTTGCATTTTCACTGCTGGTAATTGTGTTGATATCCAGTCTTTTCTGATAATCATCTTCGTTTTTTACAACAAAATCACTCCAAACTTTTGTAAGTTGTAAAGGTAGTTCTAAAAATTCTGCCATTACACTGCGCCTTTTCTACTGTTGAATTGGGGAGGAAGATTTGATTCTGCCGCATTATTGTTGTTTGGATTTTCGTTAAACAATTCTACATTTTGTTGACTATTCCTAGGATTACTACCACTTTTTGATTTTACATTGTTTTTGTTTACATTAGGTTGTTGTCTATTTGTAATACTAGCCATGTCAATATCTTTTGCACTAAATTGTTGATCACTGCTGGCTACTTGTGCCAAAGGTTCTTGTTCTTCAGCATGTCCGCCCCATGGTTCAGTCTCTGGTACCCTACCGGTAATACTTTGTTTTACACTTTGATTCACAGTGAGATTGTTAACTGTAGGTTTTGTAGCGGCTGTGGCTTCAGGGCCATTTAAATCAATAAGTTGAGCTGTCATTCTTGTGTGACCAGCACACTTGATATGTCCGTTTAAATCGCTTGTCAATTTAATATCTTTGTTTGCATGTAAGTTGAATTCTCCCATTGCCATTTCAACATTCATATCACCTTTTCTAGCTTTTATGTTAATGGTATCTGCATCTAGATTGAAGTCACCACCACAATATAAATTGAAATCTGTTGTGGTGTGCATACTAATATCATCTTCTGCATACAAATCTAATTTTCCATCTGCACTCATTTGTATCCAAGTTTTTCCTGTTTGGCTTATTATGTAAATGATACCTGTACTATCATGCATTAATACCTGAGCTCCACCAGCACTTGCTAGCCTTACAAGATTACTCTTGCCGCCTTTTCTATCTTTGTCAGGTGTAAGACAAGTTTCACTGTTGGGCAGTGTTCCGTCATCCATTATTAAACTGTGACCACCCGGTGTATTCATACCTAAAACTTGTGTTGGAGATTCTCTTCTGAAACTACTACTGCTTAAACCTCTAATGCTATCAAGTCCTAGCCCTTGACCAGCATGTGCTTCTCCATCCATTGTTTTGTCACTGTATTCTTCACTGTTTCTAACTGTTTCTGCTGATGCTCTTGGTCTTTCATTTTTATCTGTTTGTTTGAAAACACTAGTATCTAGTGTTGGACCAATTGTATTAGACTGACTGTCAATGAATCCAGCAGGATTAGAAGGATAACTTGCATTTCTAGTTACATCTGGTAACACACCAATCATTATTCCAGTATCACTATTGGCAGGAAAAGCAACAAGTATTTGACTGCCTGGTGCAGGTGGATGACTGCTAAATCCATATGTATTGGTTGCATTTGCATATTGATATGAACCTCCATAAGGACTTGAACGTCTTACTCTTTGGTACTTGTGCCTATTGTCTTTTGTATCTGTATCACCTACATAGCCTTCGCCAATAATCTCAACATACATAAATCCTTCATATCTGTCATCGACAATGTCAATTACTTTACATATAAACACACCAGTATATTTTGCTAATCCGCCAGCTGTTTTTGTAGCATCATGCTGTGCCATTAAACCTGTACCTGAATCATTACTTCCTGAATATCTCGCCATTTTATTAACCTATCATAATATCCTTTAACCATTGTGGAGCATTTTTTGCTCTAATTCTACCACTGCCATCTGGTCTTCCACCCCAATAAGGACTACCTCCGGGTGCTTGTCCAAATTTTGAAGCAATATCTACATGAAATCCATTGTCTCCCATATAGCCGTTGCCAGCACCAATTCCTGTTGCTCCTGCGTTTTTGGCTTCTCTTAGGAAGTTTTGTATAAGTGGAACATCAGCTGGATTGTTTAAACTTAGAGTTCTACCACTTGAATCTTTTAATCTAATATCAGCCGCCGCGCCATTGTCGTGTCTTGTTGTACCTGTTCTACGTCCACCTGATCCTGATGGAGGTTGTCCACCACTGTATACTTCAACATCTAGTCCGCTTTTTTGTGCCGCTGATGCTAATATACTTTTGAGTTCAGGTTTAATTGCTTGGTTTCGTATTGTGCTAGCAGAACCAATTTGCGATTCTACAACACTAGGGTTGGTAACATTGCCATCAACAATACCTTCTTCTATCAATTCAGGACCAGTTATATCTGGTGATTCACTTCCTGTTTCTCCGTCACCTTCGCCTTGGTCTTCTGGAAGTTTGAGCGGCTCTTGTTTTTTAGTAGGTTCAATGTCAATAACACCTGAGCTTATTTCTTCCCAAACAAGTCCGAGATTGGTGTTGATATCTCTGAAAGCATCAAGGTCCATAGTAAATTGACCTTCGCTGTATCTTGCATTGACACTTATAACTCTATACAATCCAACAATACCAAAGTTAGATTCTGGTATTTGCATTAGTCCTGTATCTTCGTCTGGATATGTTGGAAAGTTTAGATTTAAAAAATAGCTTACGCCACCTCGTCCGTAATGAGCTCCAGGGTGACTTGTTCTCCTACGTGGTCTGCCTAACCAGTAAGGATCTCCTTTGATACTAATACGTTGAGAAACCAAGTCTCCTAAGGAATTTAGGTTTAGTTCTACTGCACCCAAATATACTGCACCGCTCGTATCA